ATCTGCTATTTCTTTTTGAGTTTTACCATACTTAACAGAAAGTTCAGAACCCTGCTCTTGCATTTTATTGACATTTTCTTGAGCTTCTTTAGCTTGTTCACCACCAGTTACTAATAAGTTAAAAGTTGTTTTATATTGGTTTTGAAGTTCAGAGGCCATTTGTGCGCCCTTAACTGCAGCTGCACCAATTGCAGCAATCCCAAAAGCACTTTGATAAGCTGCACTCTTTACTTTCTGATATCCTGCTGCCATTACATCGGTAGCTTTCTCAGTTGTTTGATAAACGGTATTTAAACCTTTACCAATGAGAGACTCGGAATTAAACGGATGCATCTTAGTAACTGCCAAGTTAGCTTCTAAAAGTTTATTTCTGTAATTCAATAATGACGCAGCAGCTTCATTTACCCTTGTTTTTTGTTTAACAAGAGTTTCTGAACTTGTACCCTCAGCGGCTTCTAATCGTTTAAGCTCAGTTACTTGGGCTCTATAAATTTCAGTTTGCTTTGCGTATGAAGTAGATAGGCCAGAAACTTCGGCTTTGGCAGCTCCCATTTTATTACGAGTTTTCTCATATAAATCAATTTGAGACTGCATGAGTTTATCATTAGCGCTGAGAGATTTATTTAAATCTTCAATACCGGTTTGTTGATACTCATAAGCTGATTTAGCACGATTTAATTGGGCGTTCATTGATGTTAAATTTCTAGATGCATCAAGTAACTGCTTATTGTATTTTTGGTAAGATTTTTCGCCTTGTTCACTATTTCTATTAATAGATTCTAAGCCCTTGCTCAAATCTGCTATATATTTTTCTTGTTTATTAATAACATCGCTTAAACCTTCATAACGAATTTTAGCTGCAGAAACTGTTTCCCCTGCTGATTTTGCATAAGTTTCATTAATCTGCCATTCACGAGTACTATCTTTAACTGCTGATTTTAAGCGGTTGATAGCCTCAACAGCTTTTGTCTCATTCAAGTCAATCCCTGTTGTGACTGAATCAACCATTATATCTGCCATTTTTACTCCTTTCTTATTTTTGAGTATAAAAAAACGCCTAATTTATTTAGACGTTTTATTTTTATTGAATTGAGTTTAATTTATTTTAGTCTAGTTTAGTTACTCCAAACGGCATTTCCATAGGTAACTTTATATGGTCCTGTTCCTGGATTATCATAATATAATTTTATTTTAGCTGTAATTCCTGGCGCTATATCTGGAATATCGTTACCATAAGTTGCAGAATCTAAATTCAATGTATTGCTTTGTGAATCAAATACTGATGGATCTGAAGGGTTGAAGTATTGAGAGTCATTTCCCTTATTCGTAAGCGTTAAATCAACTTCTAAAGCTGTCTCCCCATTTTTTGCATCATCCAATTCAACTTGTGCATTTTCTGTTATAGCAGTAACTGTAATTTCATTTCCTGATTCAGTAGTTGCCGTATTACCAACTTTTAAATTACTTGTTGATGGATCTTCGCTAGATTCGTCATTAATATCTACCCAGCTTAAAGTTGATTTATATCCATGTTTTGCATCATCTAGTTGTTCTTTTTGAAACATTTTTTTAGCATCATCATTACTTAAAGCACCATTTTCAACAAGTGTTTTCAAATTCTTCAATGAATCTTTTTCTTGGTTTTCATAGTATGATTTATCATGGGAACTAGATGATTGACTTTGGCTTGTTGATGAAGAACTATTTTTAGATGATTGATTACTTTTTTCTCCGCATGATGCAAGTACTAAAATAGATAAGCAAGCAATCCCCAATAATGATAACTTTTTCATTTAATTTCTCCTGATTTTTAATAAGTAAATTATACCCCTATATATTGCATATTACAAGAGAACAATTATTATTGCCCAAACATTTTCTTCAAATCATCAAATGAAGCCATCTTATTATCTTCATTAGCTTTAAATACTTCAATTAAATCATAATAGTCATGGTTATCTACTTGCTCTAATGTCCAGTGCCAATTTTCGATAATATTTTTTTCAAATAGTTGTAAGTCTATTAATTGGTTGTGGTGGTAGACTTTTCGTTCTTCAATGCTTGAACTTTTTTTTCGGCAGAGTCAACCTCCTCAGTAAACATAGTATCAATTTGATCATCATCATACCCTTGAAGTGAAAGAACAAGTTTAGATTGCAAATTCATAAATTGACCACGATCAAATTCTTCTAACTTATCTACTTCTTTTTTATTTAAGCCTAGAATTTCAGTAATAAATTTTTCTGCATTATTAATTACTGACATATCATCAAGAGCGATTGCTTTTGTTAATTCTTCTAGTGTTCCATCCTGAACTGAAGCAAGTTTTTCTTGGCTTTTCGCCAACTCCAATTGGTAGGCGTGCATTTTTTTAATGTTCTTGATTGAAGTTTTAACTTCAAATGATTCTTCTCTAATTTCTGGTAATGATAATTTCATTGTATTTCTCCTCTATTTTACTTTTTGTAAAGGAATAGTCAGGTATCGAACCTAATATAATAGACCATCTATCTATCCCATATAAAAAGCGGATCACTCCGCCCTTTAATTATTAGCTTCCGCTCCCTGAACCGCCAGTAGTCGGAGCTGTGTAACCGTTAAATACATCAGCCATCATAGTTGCTTCAGTAAAGTTTGCATCTCCACCATCATAGAATTTGATAGCTTCTCCACCCCAACGGCTTACAGAGAATGCAGTAAATGTCAATGCGTCATCCACACGTACAACCGCATTGGTATTTGTTTGCAAGTTCAATGCGGTTTCGTTCATTTTACCAGCAGCAAAACCAACATATTGAGGTGTTGAAGTACCAATTGTTGTCGTTTGAATCAAAGCTGCTACTTTTGGAACAGGACCTTGAGTATAACCACCTTTAGTATCGTTTACACGACCAAGCAATTTATTTTTAATTGCTACTGGTAAGTTATTAAAGTCAAAAGCTACTGAAGGAGTACCTTTTGCAATATCTGCATCTACTTGACCATCATTACCATAAATCATTGTTGGAGCACTTGAAACATTGGTAATATTTGCAGTTTTTGTACCTAGCATTTCATCAGTGATTGGAAATGTACCGTCTGTAGAAAGACCTGCTGTTCCTTTAACAATCGCCCCACTATCATCCAATAGAGCAAGTGTTACCATTTTTAAACCTTTTGTTGCCATTTTAATTTCCTTTCTTAAATAAAAAACGAGTTAGCTATTTGCTATCTCGCTTAACGTCATGATGCGTTGCACCGTTAAATTTTTAATAATTTGACCTGTGTCAGGGTCTATATAGTGACTTTTTGACTGTGCAATAAGCCAATCATTGTTTATAAATGATTTCATCAGATTAATTTCGCTTTGAACAATATTTATATCCGAATCTTCAGCGTTCGAGTAAAAGATTTGAATATAAACACCATACATGAGTGAAATAAAATCTGAGTTACCATAATCATTAGGTCCATTATCTGATTCTGTAAGTAAAACCTGAGTTTCATTAATAGAATCTAATTTTTCACTAGGAATAGAATCAAGAAAGATTTCGCTGTATGGAAAGCCACTAGCTGCAATTATGCCTTGAACAATTTCAACTGGTCTTTTCATAAGTTACTCTCCTTCTTTTTTCTATTAATTATTTTTCTCATTGCTTCAGCTTCAGCTTTTAATATTCCTTGCTGAACAATAGGATTTTTTCTTGTTTCTTCAATAAAATGATCTGCATGAACTGCAACTTCACCAGGTTTTTTATATTTTCTTCCAGAACGTGTTGTGAACTGAGGAAAACGACTACCATTATTAATGATGTTGGCGATATAGCCTTTAGTATGAGTACCTTTTTCTGTACTTCTTTCCCATCCTACAACACTTTGACCATCTTTAACTCCATCAATATTCTTATTCTTCATAACAATACTATCTGCTAAATGTGGGTCTTCTCCAGTATCACGATGGCGGTAGTGCCTATTTCTAACTTCATAAGCTAATGATTGTTCAAAAACTTTAGCACCAGCTTTAGTAACTTCCGCCTTATCTTCTACACTCATCTTTGTACTTAATTCTTCAGCTCTATCGACAATAAGCTGCATCGCATCATAAAACGAAACCATATTAAGCCCCTTTCTTCTTCGCTTGAAGAGTCAAAATATCAAATTTAATAAGCTTTGCGGATTCATCTGAAGAAATATTAATAATGTTGTAAAGAACATCATCTATTTCAACACACATTTTCTTTGTAACTAGCTTATTATGTCTAATTGCAATATCGAATGTATCAGCTGTAGTTGTACCAATTATCTGAAATTGAAGCGCAAGTGATCTCATTTTAGCTGCGAATCGAACATTTAAAACCGTTGATGGGTCAATTTTTTCAACCTTACCTCCGGTAGGAGTAGTTACTGTTTTAGTAACTCCAATCTGGCATTTTCTGTTAAAATCATTAGGTTTGTACGTTTTGACCATCTTGCGCCTCCTTCCATGAAGAATAAAGGCCTCTCAACTGCCCAACCATATGATCTACAGCCGTAGTAGGAGGCATAGTCGTAGAACGATTAATCCACAAATCCATCGAGTAACTAAGAACAGCTATATCATAAATCGGAGAAACATTTTCTACACTGAAAAATGGAGCGTCAACTGTATCAGAACTCACTGCATTTTTCACATATGCTGTTGCTGTATCAAAATAAATTTGAAGTTGTGGTTTGCGATCATCATCTTCTGATAGCTGATCTAGTAAGTCATCAACAGTTACGCTCATTTAAATCCCTCCTGATTATCCGGCAGTAGTTGTTGTAGTTTTGAAGTTCCCTACTTGGTCAGCAATTGCAGTAAATGAACCAGCAACTAAAGCTTCCGAGTCAGTAGCTTGTACATCGAAGCGGTCAATTACACGAATTTTAGTCGTATCAGTTTCATAAGCACCACCGCCGATATTAGTAGCAAGTAATGACATGTTTTCACGGTCAAATAAAGTAATTGCTTGTGACATATCACCATAGTAAAGTGGATAAATTGGTGCATTTGCTGTTCCGCCATTTGGAAGCCAACGATCTGCAATGACGATTACCCGTTTACCTTTAACAATATAAGTATTTGGTTTTGTTGGGTCTGGTTCAAGCAAATATTTACCTTCAGCAGTTTTTACTAAAGCGAGTTTATTAAGACCAGATTGATTTGTATAAAGGTTTGATGTTGCAATGATTGCAGGGTCGACTGCTGTATTAATCATAGTAATAACATCATCAAAATTAGTGATTGTTGCTTTTTTAGGAACTGCACCCATCAATGCAATAATTTCTTTATTACGAGAAACAACTACCTTCTTAGCGATCCAAGAAGATAACCAAGCAAGAATATTTTCGGCAGTATCTTTAAGCAAAGAATTTGTGGCTGTGATAATACCTGCATAGCGTCCAATCAAGTATTTAATGATTGTCAAACGTGGGTTATCTAGGTTTGGAATCAATCCATCTTCTGCATCCATTCTAGTCAATGGAGTAATATCTGTCCATTTTTCATATACACGGCTACCGCTTAGAGTAGTAACATTTTCAACTCTTACATATTGTTGCAATGAATCATACTGGCGAACCAAAGTATTGATTGCTGTACGAATATCTTGTGGAATAGTAAGCCCAGCAGCACTGTCGTTTCCATCAGACCCATTGTCTATATTTGAAGATACAGTATTCATAAACGCCATAGGATTACGAACCATATTTACGAAATCTGAAACAAATTGATCTTTAAGATTATTTTCTTTTTTAGTAAGTGGCACTTTATCTTCTTCACGCATATTAACCACTTGCTCAGCTTGAGCTTCAACAAGTTGTTCTCTCAATGCGTCACGGCGAACTTTTTCATTATCACGTTTATTTTTTAATTCTGACATAGCCTCTGCTGAAAAATTATCATCATTAAGAGCCATGTTGATTTGGTCATTA